GAAATGGAAAGCCTGCAAGAATCTGCTAACGCTGAGAGGCAACTCTCGGATTCGGCACTGGTCATCAGTGAGGATAACTTCAAAGTGAAGGAAGCTGAGGACAAGTTAAATGAAAACCACGCTGGTTCCGACAATGAGTGGATCCATCAAGGCGTGTTAGAAAAACTCAACAGTTTAAGAGGTTAATATGACCGCATTAGATAGAAACGATTTACTGAAGCGTTGGGAACCACTCCTTGAAGGTATCGGGGATGATCACATCGCGTACCAGACTGCTCGTCTCTTTGAAAACCAAGCCAAAGAATTCACGAAGCAGAATCTGAACGAAGAACTCAGCAACGCCGCGACAACCACCGGTAAGATCGGCACGTTCCAGAAGTTCGCCTTCCCGCTGATTCGTCGCACCTACCCGGAACTCGTGTTCAACAAGATTGGTGCCACGCAAGCCATGGACGGCCCCGTGTCGCAAATCTTCTACATGGGCAACTCGCGTGCTATCGGTGCGACTGAGCAAGTCATGTACTCGAAGTTCCAAATCACGCCGCGTAACCTTGTTGCCGGTAAGATTGGCTCGATCAGTGCTCCCGGTAACACTTTTGATCCGGCGACTGGTGACAACGCTCTTACATACGAGGGTGGAGCGCCGACCGACGGTCAGCAACCTTCTGGTTTCTTTGACCTTTCGAACGTGATTAGCGATACCGCAGGTTCGCCTTCGACCACTATGGGTGGTCAACTGGCTTCGTACCCCAGCGCGACAACAATCCTCGGTTACTCGGTTTCTGCTGGTGAGCGACTCAAGAACAATGAGATTCCTGAAGTCAACATGCACATCCAGAAGCAGACGGTGCAAGCGCGTGAGCGTAAGATGAGAGCCCTCTGGACCCTGGAAGCCGCTCAAGATCTGAAGGCTTACCACAACTTGGATATGGAAGCTGAACTCACGGACCTCCTGTCGAAGGAAATGAACCTGGAGATCGACCGTGAATTAATTGAAGACGTTCGTATGCTTGCTTACGGCCCTGCGGCTGTTACTGGTGAATTTGGTGGTTGGTACATTGATTCGCTGTATCAAGGTGGCGCTGACAACTTCCCCGGTATCGGTGGTGATGGTAATGCTCAACCGGGCGGAACATTCGTTGCTGAGGGATACGAGTATGACTTCAACGAAGGTCTTCAAAATGAGGACGCCAGTGGTATTCAGCGCAGATACTCGAACATCTACGTTATGGATCTGAACCGCTTTGCTGACGCGGGGACATCGTTCGCGCCGCAGACTCTGGGTCACCTCTACTCTAACGTGTTGGCCTTGATCAACTTTGCGAGCACGGACATCTACCGCACGACCCTTCGTGGTCCTGGTAACGTTCTGATTACCTCGCCTGTCATCGCGTCGATGCTTGAGTCGGCTGCGAAGCTTGAGGGTGGTCTTCCTGCGGATGCGGGTCCGACCAACATGGGCGGTAACCAAATCCAATACGTTGGTAAGTTCGCTGGTAAGTATGATCTGGTCGTCGATCCGATGTTCCCAGAAGATGAAATCATCGTTGGCTACAAGGGTAGCAACGCGATGGATGCGGGCTTCTTCTACTGCCCATACATCCCGGTCCAGCCGCTGGACACGGTGGTCGATCCTGAGACCTTCCAGCCGAGAAAGGGCATCCTGACTCGCTACGGCAAGGTCGCTGTTCAGCCTGCCTCGCGCTTCTACCGCGTGATTCGACTGATTGGTACAGGTGCGGATTACCTGACGCCGGAAATCCTGAGACAGAACCGCGTGAACGGTAACCAGTTCAACGGTCCAGGTAACTACAGCTACCAGTAATAGCTACTAGTTAAACAACGGAAGAAAGGACTCAGTTTTATACTGAGTCCTTTTTTCATTTCTATCGTAAATATATTTGATATGGGTGATAAAATAGGAATACCAAAGGTAACATCTTACGGATCATCTTACGGCACTTACGGTGGTAATAGATTAAAAGACTACAAGAGCCCTAAGGATACTGATCTTAACAATAAAGATCTCAAGGATGTGAACGAGTTTAAGACTTTTAATCGAACTATTAAAGATTATGTCTTAGCAAAGTTAGGTTATCCAGTTATTGATGTTGAGCTTGATGATTTCCAGATACAAATTTGTATAGACGAAGCTATCTCTAAGCTTGAGTATCATGCACCTGATTGGATGACTCAGTATGCTTCATTCGATACCTCTGCGGGTATCAACGTGTATGAGCTTCCTCAGGAGGTTGCGGATAATCTAAATGACTGCTGGTACAGAAGGGACTTTTTCAAGTTTGGTGCGAATCCTGGCTCACTTGAGTTTGATTTTGCTATCATGTTTTTTACGAATACTGGCTTATTTAATAACTATAATGTTAGTCAGTATCTTCTTATGCAACAATACCTGAAACAGGTTAAGAATGTTTTAGGTCAAATGTCCACATGGCAACTTGTGAATAATAAGTATTTACATATCTGGCCGATCCCAGAGAAGAACGATGAGGCAGTCTTATTAGAGTTCAGAGCATTCGATCCTAACACAATTCACCATGCTTACAAGAGTTGGTTACAGAGATATACGCTAGCGTTATCAAAAGAAATCTTAGGTGGGATTCGTGGTAAATACCAAACTCTCCCAGGCCCAGGGGGTGGCACGAGGCTCAATGGTTCTGAACTATCTGCTGAAGCTCAAAGGGAAAAGGAGATGCTTGTGGAGGAGCTTACCACGGCCATTGAAGGGCCTGCTTTATTTGATATCTTCTAATGTCCAGATTTAAAGTAAATACTCCCCCTACTAATTTCCCTGAAGAAAGGGATACGAGGCTGTCGTTATTCAAGAAGAAGAACGATAAGAACTTGTTTAATATGGTGGACGCTGAAAACATTAAGTTATCAGGTTCACGTATTAAAGTGTTTGAATATATCCCATCTAATGACGTTGATGATGTTTACCAGGAGTCGAGACAGAAGACGATTGCACATGAGCCTGTAACTTTATGGGCTCACTATGATCCCCGTCCAATCGAAGAGAATCTCTCTCAGTTTGGTGTGGAGATGCAGATTGATCAAGTGTTCGTTTTCAACAAATCTTACACTGAAAATATCTTAGGTCGCTCTATCGCAATTGGTGATGTTTTACAACCTGAGTTTCAAGAGATGAAGTTTGAAGTCTTCGAAGTTCAGGAGGATAGTTTTGAAGCCTACGGTGTTTACCATTTAATGGTCCATGCGAAGCTCCTGAGAGACACTCAGGATATACACAACCAGGACTTTTTTGACAGGCCGGATAGAACAGGAGCTAGATACTAATGGGTGACTCATATGATTTAAAGGTCAGAAATCAAATTGTCGATATGACCACAAGTAAATTGTTGCCTGTTATTGACAACGTTTACAAAGAAAGTTTACGTAGCATGTTAAACATTTTTGGTAGCATGTATTACATAGACGGAAACGGAAATCGTATAAGAGTCAATTGCTCTCACGGTAACCCTGAGAGAATAGCAGGAAGATTAAAAGCTGACAATACATTAATTCTTCCAATGATAACTATTGTTGAAACTCAAACAGAAAGTGATAAGGATCGGATGAGATATCAACATATTATTAGTGAGAAAGAGTGGGATCCCGAGAAGTTGAGAGCCACTAGAGTTCTCAGTTTACCTCCAAGACCCGTAAACATAAACTATGAAGTAAACATATGGGCTAAGTATAAAGCTGATATGGATATGCTGAGGGCAAGCATATTTTCGTTATTTAGTCCAGACATTAACATTGAAACTCAGTATTCGGTTCATAACAAAGCTTTCATAAATAGTGAAAGAGAAGTGGGATCAGTGACGGCTACTGACACTTCAGATAGAATACTTCAAAAAAGTATCAGCGTTACATTAGAGACATACATTCCAAGTCCTAAATTCTTCTTTACAAATACCGGAGAAATTAAGGAGTTCGGTGTTTAGTGCCAACTAATATTAACATTGATGAAACTCCCTTACGTCCAAACGTAAGGCCAGCGCCTCCTCCCTCTAAGAGAGGTCCTGTAACTTTCTTTGTTGATATTGAAGCACCTCTTGGACGTAGTATAACTAGGAATCTTACTCGCGGTGTAGATGATACTGATGATGGTTTTACACCCACACCTCAACCTCCGGTAGAGATTTCATTAGAGACACTTTTACTGTCGTTGAGCCTGTCCTCTACGTTCTACTTTGATACTCCTGTTGCTTTCGATCCCATCACTACCGACCTTTCATTAGAACAATTTGAAGTGGGTGTTGGTGGTAATATTGATGTGCCAGACTTAGAGCTTTCTGTTGATATTGAAACAAACGCAGAGAAGGTGATATCTGTCAGTCCGATCATCGTTGATCTTACCTTACCTCAAATTGATACTAAGGCAACTAAGACAGCAGATCTTGATCCGATCATTGTTGATCTAAGCGTCCCAACTCTTGAAAGCAGAATTGATGTTAACTTTGAAACAATCGGTGTTGATCTTACACTACCTGAACCCAGCACCGATAATGAAACAAACTTTGAAACAGTTAGCATTGGCTTAAGTCTTCCTGAAGCTGAATTACTAACTGATATTTACGGTGATATTCTTACTGTGGATCTTAGTCTCGCTGAGATCTTTGATAGTAGAATTAATATTAACCTCCCTGACAATATGGAATCAGCACAAGATGACGATACTCCCGTTATCAGTTAATAATTTAAGAGCAATTTAAATAACATTTCGACCTAAATACTATAGGAGTTTTATATATGGTTTGGACTAACTTAGGCAAGCAAAAGATGTTTGAAGAGTTCTTCTGCTCTGGTGCAGTAGACGCTACATTCAGACTCGTTCTTTGCAGTGCCGTGAATACTGAAGGTAGTTGGAGTTACGATACAAGCACGACAACTCAAGTCAGTGCTGTCTCTTCTCTCCCAGGCACGGACGCTAATGGAGATGTAATTGGTGGCACATCAGGTCTTGTAGTCATCAGAGATGATACTGGCGATGGTCTTAACTTTGATGTGTCTAATGCTGCTGATGTAGGGTTAACAAGTGCTGTAAGAGCCGTCTTACAGACAGGTGATAATGCTTTCCAATATTCTGGGGCGTTTGAAGGTGCTCGATACGTTGTCCTTGTTGCCGCTGGTGCCGAAGATTCTGCTTTCGATTTCACATCAGGTAAAGATATTTATGCTTGGTGGGATATAGGTACTGCTCAAGATATAACAGCGGGAAATACTTTAACAATTACTAGCCTATCTTTACAAGGACAATAATAAATATAGTAGGAGCTTTTATATGAAAATTGTAAAAAATATAAGTATGCAGGGCTTTAGCGTTTCTTTCGGTACCCCTGAAGGTGTTAAGACATTTTTCTTAGCTCCAAAACAACAAGTCGAAGTCCCTGATAAGTGGAAGAGTAAGGTCGCTGAAAATTTAGTTCAGCGTAGAATGGTCCGTATGACACATGTGCCTGAAGCTACAAAGGCTCAAAAGGTTGTTCAACCTATAGTTAAAACCCCAACTAAAAAAATAAGAAAGAGTAACTAATCATGGCTATACCAACCAGTCCATCCGTCGTAGTCCTTGAAAATGACGTTTCTATTTACACGCCGAATATCAATTCGAGTGTCGTAGGTTTGCTCGGCTTTGCTAATAAAGGACCTGTTAATGAAGCTACCCTTGTTACTAGCCAAGAAAACCTTATAAGATTATTCGGTAAGCCAGATTCTAACTTACAAGGGCAAGGGTTAGAGGGTGCTTTAGAAATCTTAGAAGCGACTAATCAACTTTACTTTGTTAGAGGTATTGATAGCGACTCGGTATCGGCCTTTGCTTCTGCTTCTGTTGAGGTTGGTACCTGTCCTGCTGTTCAAGTTACCAACTACGTTTTAAATACTGATCCTTCTTCCATCTTCTATTCTATTAAGGATGACGCAGGGTCTACGACTACAACGGGCATTGTTGAGGTTGTGAGTTCAACTCAAAACAACACTACCGAGAAAGCATTTAAAGCAGCTTTCAACCCTGAGATTCTAGGGGCTCAAGATGTCTTTGCCCATGTTGATGGGACAAACGTCTTCTTAGCTTCTAAGTTTGCTGGGTCGGGAGCGACATTGCAATTGTCTGCCGCCTTAGACACTTTAACATTCTCCTCGTTAGGTATTGACGGCAATGCTAAATCTGCTGATGCCAGTAGTAACATTACTGTGAGTGGCTACAGTGCTTCCGATGTTAACTTAGATGTTTACTCGATCTACCCAGGCACTGGTTACAATCTGAGCAGTCTTCGTGATGGTACTACCAGAGGGGTATCTGTTGAAATTAACAACTTATCTGTTAGAGATCAATTCGTAGTTAACAATGATGGGGCTCAGGTTGAATCCTTCAACAGAGTTGAATTAAGTCCTTCTAGCTCTGAATCTGTTGAGTTCCTCTTGAATGTAACTCCAGCCAATAATCAGTCAGAATATGTCTACGCTAAATTGGAAGATTCCAGCGGAGACGACTACGACGCTCCTAATAAATTTGGAGAAAAGGTAACTGCTGCTGGCTTCGCAGGTAATGGCGAAGAGTCTGCGGCGGGAACTCCTAGATTCCTTAAAATTGTCGAAGGCACATACAACCTTACCGATGGTGATAGTGGTGCTACTCAGGCAAGCTCGCTCATCGGAACTGCTGCCTTGAAAACGGGCATGTATGCTCTGGATGATGATACTCTTAATGTTTCGATTGGTCTGATTCCGGGTATCACTGATGACGCTGTTCAAAATGCGTTTGTCACTCTTGCCGAAACATCCAAAAACTTCCTCGCTATCGTGTCTCCTCCATACGCTCTCAATGAAGTGCAGGATGCTATCCAATGGATTAATGGTCAGGATGCCACCACAAGAACAGCCGCTCTCAACTCTTCATACGCAGCGGTATACTGGCCTTGGGTGCAGGTATTCAATACTTTTGCGGCGGCTGAAGAGTGGTATGATCCAGCTATCTTCGCTGCTCGACAGTGCGTCTTTACAGACTCCGTTGCAGAGCCGTGGTTCGCTCCTGCTGGCTTTAGAAGGGGTAGACTGACTAAGCCTACCAATACAGAAGTGAGGCTTAATCAGGGCGACAGAGACGCTCTCTACTCGAACTCGATCAATCCGATTTCGAATGATCCAACCACGGGTATCACAATCTTCGGTCAAAGAACTACTCAAAGAGCGCCAACTGCTCTCGACCGAGTTAATGTTCGTAGACTGATGATCTACATTCGTAAGGTTCTCCTTGAGCTTGGCAAGCCATTCCAATTCGAGCCGAATGATCAGTTTACCTGGGAGCTTGTTGAGGATTCGATTGATCCGTTCCTTGATGATCTTTTAGCTAGAAGAGCCATCCTTGAAGGTGCTGTCAAGTGTGACTCGACAACGAACACTCCTGCGAGAGTTGATAGAAATGAGCTTTGGTGCTCGGTGACAATCAAGCCCACTAAGGCTGCTGAAACGATTGTCTTCGAGGTCAACCTCACAAGCCAATCGGCAACCATTAACTAATAATAATCATGGTAGATAGTTTTTTAAAGAATGATTACAGAGCTAATTTCGAACCAGGGAGAAGCCTCCCTAAGCTTTCCACAAAGCTTGATGCGATCAGATCGTATCAGTTTGAAATTAAATTCTATGGTCTTCCTCCTGAGTTTTTAAACACACAACAAGAGCTTACTGCGGCAGCGAAGCAAGTGAGCCCTATTGGTGGGTCTGTTGACGATATTGTTGTTGATCGTCTGAATGATAAGATGTATTACCCTGGTAAGTTTACGCCAGACGCAGTTACAGTTACGTTCGATAACCAATTACTTTCTCAAAACACTCCTGCTTTGTGGAACTGGTTTAAGACAATCTATGATCCGATTACTGGTGACATGACGAAACTGTCTGCTCCTGGTGGTCCTGGTAATAGATCGTTCAAGGCGAATAAGATGACTGTTCTTGAACTTGATAACACTAATGAGCCATACTCCTACATTGAAATGTATGGTGTGTATCCAACGGGTGTTAGATTCTCGGAGAAGAACTACGCTACGAACGATTTCTCCACTGTCGAAGTGACCTTCCGCTACGACTTTGTGGACTACGCAAGAGTCAACTAACCTCTTAGATCTAATTCAGGTAGCCTTCTCTCTAAATAAGGGGGAAGGCTATTTGTCTATTATAAGCTATGGACTTTTTCACGGAACTTTTAGAGAGCTTCAGTCGGAAGCATGATCGTAAGCTTAGACTATTAGAGCAGGACGAGCAAAGAGTCGCTCAGGCAGAGAAGGCAATAAAATCTGCGGTAGCGGCAACTCCTCCTCAAAAAGGAGCGGCTGTCACTGTAGGTAATGCGAAGGTAGCGCACACAGGCACCGTTGCTGGTGCTTATAACTTTGCAACGTATGATTTTAAGACGGGTAAGCTTAGTCCTAAAGGTAAGAGTGATTTCGGTAGAGTAGTATCTGCCGTTCTAGGTGAAGAAGATAAAGGTGAGGAGGAGAGGAGAAAGAAAAAAGAGGAGGCTGAGGCTGCGAAGCCAGTAATCACTAACACTATTGACGAAGCTTTATTGGAAATAGGCATTGATGTGAAAGCTGATCCAGATATGGCATCACTATTTAAGTCATTATATCTGAAAGCTCAAGCATATGGAAAGGGGGCTGGGGAGGCCGGGACCGCAGGTGGCCTTGCATCGGCGAGGCGTTCGCAGGCGACTGCTTTTGTAACTTCTATTGTGAAAGAATTCCCGGTTGTACAGGCTGAGGGTGATCTTTTTCGTGTGGTCGGAGCAAAGTCATCTAAGGAGAGAACTATTGCACTTGCAGAAGCATTAAACAGTATTGGGTCTGACACCTTTTGCGGTAGGTTTAGAAAGACAGATAATGATCAGATAATTATTGATACGAACTATGAAGGTAAATCACAAGGTAATGTGTTTAGCGGCGGTCAGAAAGACATTATTGATAATATGCTAAGAGAATCTAACTGCCCAGAGATACCAATTGTAAGCATTATACGGGACTCCGGTGGTAAAATATCATCTGAAAATAATACTAGAGGCACAGCTTTAGAAAAGCCCGCAGAACTCTTTGCTTTAAGCAGAAGACTTAGGAAGTTGCAAGGTGTAGAGGGTGTAGATAGGCAAAAAGTAGAACAGATGATAATTGAGATGGAACGGGATATTAGATCAGATATCTTAAGCCTTAACCGTACGAAAGAAACTTGGTTAGATCTGGCTGAGAATACGGCAATACCCGAGGAGTCGCAAGCGGAATTTGATTATCTACAGAGCGTCTTGCAAGACCAGGGCAGACTTATTATAGCAATGGCTACGGTCGCAAGAGCATCCTCCGACGAACGTAATCCTGACTTTGTGTTCCAAGCGGGTGGAGTTGTAGGTGGTGGTAGGAAGCAAGATTCAGTAGAGATGTGGACAGACTTAAAGGCTGCTAAAGCTGCTTTCAAGAAATCTACCGGAACCACTCCTAAACGAGGAGAACTTAGGGCTGTGCGGGCTGAGGATGTTTACAAACAGTTTGGAGAGGAAGAGAAGTTTAAAGAACTTCTGGATGCTAAATTAATTGACGAAAATACTAAAGTTTATGTTACTGAGGTCAGCTACAAGAACTTATTCAGATCAGCGGACGGGACAGCGGGAGGAACTAATCTTGGTGGTGGTCGAGACTCTGACATAGATGCATACATGAATGGTGGGGGAGATAGTGGTGAATTGTTCTATACCTTTGAGCAAGCTGCTCAAATGACTGACGATGAGAAATCAGAATTTGATGACATACATCGACAGCAAATGAACATTAGGGAGCAATTAGATTCTCTTTCAAACAATATTGTCACTACAGTTGATGGTGAAGAAGTAACTGTTGATGCCTTATCTGATTTAGTGGACGCTACTTTAACGAACATTAGAAATAACTCTACCTATGACGAAGCAAACAACGATCAGTTTAGAACAAGATTACTAAGGTTAGCCGATGATTATAAAAATGCTTCGCCGGATGCCAAACCTAATCTGGAAAGGCAGATGAAGAAAGAGTTGTTGGGTCCAATGCTAATGTCCAATCTAAGAAGGAATAAGGATTCAAAAGCAGCACAGTTCTATGCACTGGCTCTCATGTATAAAGGTGGTGGCTCTAGAAATAAAAACACACTTCTGCAAGTGAACAACCTGAACACAGGCGTATCTTACGTGTCAACTCAAAACCACCAATTTGAACAGATTGCTAAAAGTATTAGAGAAGGTGGTGATGGTGGCTTCAACTTTAATGTTAGGGGCAAGGCTTTCTCTTTTAACAAAAAAGAGGATAAGAATGCTTCTGTTCGGTTAGAGTGGAATAGTGATGATCGTAAGTGGGATTGTTTTGAGTCGGAAACGATGACAACTAAGTATGCTCAAACTAGTAGAGCTATGTTTAACTCTGAAGATAGGCAAGATGCGAGCTTGGTCTGGGATGCATTGAGCAAGCTACACGAAGCCTTAGGTGTTATTAAGGAAAAAGTGAGAGTCCTCGACTCGCATTAGATCACACATCTTGAACATAGCTATCTCCAAATCATCAATGTAGCCTTTGAACATCCAACCCTTCACTGGCAGATCGGTCTGGTTAGTTATAGCCACAGGTTCCTGACGATTCTGACCAATAAACAAAAGAAACTTTCTAGAAGACTTCTGAGAATCTCGATGTGCTTGGGCTATCATCTTTGAAATTCCTGATTTAGGATTCAATAAATCACTTACTTGTTCTCCATCATATCCTTTCTTACATTCAATAATGAACTTAAACTTCTCTGGGGTTATTAAGTCTCCATATACTTTTAAGTATTCAGGTAATGTATGAGTAGTAGCAAATGCCCCAGACCCTGGTGTACGACAGAACTCTTTAGTATCGAACCTATCGTTCAGAGCCTTGGCAATCTTGTTTTCAAACCTGTTACCTTTTGCTCTAGAGTTTATCTTTTTCTTCTTTTTTAACGGTGATACATCAAAATCATCTTTCATATGAAAACCTCTAGGCTATAATAGCTTTATGTCGAATGAAACGTTATCATTAGATAACTCTAAGTTTAAGTTAGTAGAACGAAGTAGAGGACGTATGAAGATCCAAATTAAGTTTTCCAAGGAAGAGGCCGAAGGCTTCAAGAACTTTTGCAAGCTGAAGCCACCGGAGCTTGAAGATGAGATTTTTTACAAGCAGATTTTCTTTGCTGGTTGCAATGCCATGACTGAGCAGATTCAAAGTCTGGTTCAAGCTCACAAGGAATCTCAGGCTGAACAAACTGAAGAACAAAATGAGCAAGCAGAAGAACAACTTCAAGACCAGTAAGATCTACAACTCTAAGCATTTAGAGTCTGTCGTATCTGAAAATGTAGAGGGCAAGCAGAACTCTTACTACCTTATCACTAACACATGGGACAAGGTATGTAACTATTTCAACGAACGCTTGCCTACGGATGGAAATACAGAGCTACACGTTGTAGATATTTTTAATGTGCCTAATGCTCTGGACGTTATCAAGTCCGCCATCAAGTCACATAGAGAGACTATCTCAACCTCGTGTCTTTCTCGTTATGACCAGCTTCCAATGCTGGTTGTGATTCACAAGTCGTTCCCACGAGTCGTATCTTATAACGGCTCGATTGGTGCAGAGGTTGGAGTCTAGATAGAGCTTGGATCCTTCGGTATGCCCATCTTGTGGTTCCGATAGGATTCAAGCTTCTCGTTATACTTTTTGTTCTTGGAGTATAGCAGTCGCAGGTTGTTCAATATAACTGTAGTGAAGTAGTTGAACGCCTGCCCAGACTCCCTCTTGAAGTTCTTCAAGACTTTGAGTATAAGTAAGAAGCACTCTTGTTTCGCTTCCTCGTGATCCACATTAAACTTAAAGGATAACATGAGCCGATTGATAAGAGTGTCGAACATCTCGAAGAGTTCGTCGGCAACTTCGCGGTTGCCAGCCTTGAACTCCTGAATCAGTTCTTCAAATCTTTTGTTGTCGATATAGTAGCTCATTCTACTATCATAGTCCTATGCCACAACTAAGTTTCCAGGGCGTCAATCCTAAGTGTGAAGGATGTCCCGCTCTGAGTATGAATCTGCCTACACACACGATCCTTGATTACGAATACAAGGATTCTCCTGTAGACATTCTTTTCATCTCCGACTCTGCAAAGATGTTCGAGGGTGAGTTCGCTGCATTCCGTCCACAGGAATACAATGTCAT